GTCTCACCGAGGGGTACGATTGCCCGCAGGTGCAGACGCTGAGCATGGGTCGTCCCTCCAAGAGCCGTAGCCTGGTGGCCCAGATGTGTGGCAGGGGCACGAGGCTACTACCCCGGGTGATCGAGGGTGACGGCTGGAGACTGGAGACTCCTGATGAACGGAAGGCGGCAATCGCGGCCAGCCCCAAGCCGCACATCAAGATCCTCGATTTTGTAGGGAACAGCAGGCACAAGCTGATCACCAGCACCGATGTGTTGGGCGGCAAGTATCCAGACGATGTGGTTGATCTGGCCAAGGAGGAGCTGGAGAAGAACGGCGGGGATGTGATGAGGGCCCTGGAAGAAGCCGAGGTGAAGCATGCGACTCTTCTTGAGGAACGTAAGAAGATTGTGGCGACTACTATCAAGTACGACGCGAGACGAGCAGACCCCTTTGGAGTGCTCGACATCGCTCCGACTCGTGAACCGGGATGGCACAAGGGTCGAATGCCAACCCACAAGCAGAAAGAGGCCCTCGCAAAGTTTGGGGTCGAGGGGCACAAGAGCGAGGCTCTTACCTTACACGGGGCGTGCACCCTGATGGACTCCCTGATTGGGCGATCCAAGGAGGGGGGGGCCAGCTACAAGCAGTGCCGCCTCTTGAAGAAGTACGGGGTTGATACCAAGGAGTTGTCCAGGCAGCAGGCCAGCGGGATGATTGATCGGTTAGCGAAAAACAACTGGGCGCACATGTAATGGGAATCTGCCAGTCGTGTTATGCTGATTTTGAACGGCGCAGCGTGGAAAAGCTGTGCTCGGCATGCCAACAACAAGGAGGTAGCGATGGGCAAGGGCAGGAGAGGGCATCCGGAGTCAATTCCTCTGATGCAAAACGTGATGGAGAACTACAGAACACCCGCTGGTGGAGTGAGCCGCCTGCTCAAACCACCGCCCGGGGGAGCGTCTCATAGCAAGGAAAAGGTTCCCGGTCACGAGGAGTGGATTGCACTCATGAGGGACAGGGAGACACAAGGTTTGGATTTATGGACAGGGGTACCGCTGGATGACCTAAACAAGAAGAGATAGAGACCGGCCCGGGACCAGATCCCCGGGGGACAATTTGTTCTGCGTAGTGTGATCTGGCCCCTGTCCAAAGCGAGGGACTGGCGATGCCTTACCGATGGCTCGCTGGGAAATACCCTCCCTTTGGTTCGATAACGACGCGAGGAATTGCCGAGTCTGCGAGCGTCGATAAACAAGTCGCGGGGATGGCGGAACCGTTGAGGAAAGGAAGGCGATGGCTATCGATCAGATGCCGAATGAGGCGTTGTGGTGCCTGGAGCGTGTGGCCAACACGTTTCACTTGATGGAGCGGGCCAAGAAGGAAACCACCGAGAACGGAAGAGAAATTCTCTTGGAGGTGAAGGAGGCGTTCGGTTGGACGCAGGTTTACATTGCTGAGCGGGTGGGCGTGAACAAGTACCACATGTCGCGGGTGTTCCGTGGCGTGGAGCCCGTATCAATGAAGATGCTAACAAGGCTGTACGATGTCATCATCGCAGAGGAGGGAAGAAAATCACGAGGAGACAGTGCTCACGAGCAGGGCGGCACTGGAACTGGTGTGCCTAGGGATAGCAGTCGGGAGCCTGGAGTGGCGGAAGTCGGTTGAGCCGAAAGACTGGGGCGATACCGATATCCAGTGCATCGTCTCCGAGCTGCAGAATGGTGGTGGCGGTGGGAAGCAGAAGGATTACCACTACCTTAAGAAGTGGCTGTTCGATGTGGCCGGGGTGCAGTGGAAGGGCGGCAAGCCCGTCCCGGCGATGCTGGAGAAGCTCAGACGCAACAGTTGCAGGCATAGGGTGATTCAGGTGCTGACCCGTCTCAAGGAGACGAGCGGTTACCAGCTCGATATGGATCTGGACAAGTTCTTTGCAATCATCTCAGCGGCCTACGATGAGGCCATCCCTGAGATCGACAAGATGTTGAAAGGGAAGAAATGAACGTCGACAATCTGAGGGAGGTGTCCACCTACTACGAGGACGTGTGGCTGTCGAGGCTGGAGAACGGGGCCTCTGACGGGTGCGTCCACTACGGGCTGCACATCGACGGGATGAGCACCAAGCCTAAGATTAATACTAACCGACTCATCGAGAACACCCTGGTCAGGGAAATGGTTCCTCGGTCGATCGAGAAAGGTTGGAACGTGTTGGATCTGGGATGTGGGATTGGCGGCACCCTGAAACACCTGTGGTCTAAACAAAAGCGTGCTTGGCGATTGGCAGGTGTCTGCTCAAGTCCCAAAGAGGAACGCATCGCAGCAATGAGTCTTCCCACTTGGATCGACGTGGTGGCGTTAGACTACCACGACCTGTCGTTTACCGAGTTTTTCTACGATCTCCACGGGGTCTACGCGGTCGAGAGCCTGTGTCAGTCATGGGATCGGCCCCGAGTGCTGGCCAACGTATGGTACGCACTGGCTCCTGGCGGCGTGTTCCTTGTGCTAGATGCCATGCTGGAAGGGGACGTGACTGACTTAGCACTCAAAACAGACCCAGGGGAAAAGTCGCTCAGGGATTTGTACGAGGATGTGCGTGCTGGGTTCCACGTCCCGGACCTGTACGAGGTGCCGCTCATGGAGGAGCTAGTCAACGCGGGATTCGAGGTGGAGCAGGAGCTTGACTTCACCCCCAACGTGGCGGAGTCGATCTTTGACTCCGCTGGACGTGCCATCTACCGTGACGGGACCAATGCGATCCCGTTGAGGAAGCAGCTGCACGGGCTGGCCTGTGTGGGGATGGCCGCGCTGCTCGCGGCTAAGAAGCTGCGATACACTCTAACCATTGCAAGGAAACCGATCGATGCCGATACCCAGGCCCAGTAGCGACGACAGGGACTACCCGCATGACGGCGGCTATCTTGAGGAGGATTACCGCATGGATCAGCTGAGGTTTGCTGAGGCTCCAGTTGAGCCTACTCCCAAGCGGTCCAAGCCGTACATGGATGACACTCCTGAGCCAGAGGGGGCTCCCGAGTGACTGCTCAGATCACCGTAGTTTGTCCCCTCCCTCCGAGGCAGCTGAGCCCTAACTCACGCTGCCACTGGCGCACCCGTCATAAACACTCGAAGAAGTACCGCGAAGCGTGTCGGGTGGCTTGTTTCACAGAGCTTGTGAGTCGGAGGCGAGGGGACGTTGACTGGTCGAATGCCCGGCTACAGGCGACATTCTACTACAAAGATAAGCGACGTCGCGATCGGGATAACATGGCCGCGATGCTGAAATATGCCTATGATGGAATTGCAGCGGCCCTGGGCGTCGATGACTATGGATTCCGGCCCCAGATGCCCGAGGTCACTGTTGACAAGGACGATCCTCGCGTGGAGATTGTCGTGGTGGGTGACCCACCCGGGGATCCTTCCCCGTAGAGTCATCCATGATGAGGTGGGCCATGGCTGATTATAACAAGGAGGTTGCGAATGGATATCAATGGAAACCATCCGTTTTGGGGCATTATTCGACTCGTTGTGATGTTTGCTGGATTGACGACGTTCCTGTATCTGAACTCTACCAACTTCGACAAAGGAGAGGTGTTGACGATCGTGGAATTGTTGATCCTGGCGTGCGGATTTGAAGCTGGCCGCAAGGCGTTCCAGTCCGCGGCCAAGAAGAAGGAGTAGTCATGCGGCTTAAGGTGTCTGCGCTGGCCCTGATCCTGTGTTCAGCTGTACCCTCTAAAAGCCTCCCCAGAGGTGCAGTTGATGTTGGTGGATGCAGTGGTACGCTCGTCCACCGGGACCTCAGTTCCACGTTCGGGGTCAGCGCAGCGCACTGTGCCGGTGCTATTGGCGATGTGGTTTACATCGTTCTTCAAGATGGACGCAGGGTCAGGGGTTCCTGGGTGGCTCTCGATAAAGAGGCCGACCTTGCACTGTTCAAGATCCCCAGCAGTGGCCAGTCGTTGGCCGTGGTGTCAGAAAAAGCACCCGTCGATGGAGTGGTCACCGCGTATGGCAGGCACGGGCACAAGCACCTGAAAGCGATGGGTTCCCAGGAAATCACCGACTCATCGAACAAGCGGCTGCTCATGCGTCGTGGTTACAAGGTGGTGGGTGGAAAATACCGCGATGGAGATTCCGGGTCGGGGGTGTATGCTGGCGGGGTACTGGTGGGGGTTGCCAGCCATGGTAAGGATGACAAGGAACTGTTTGCTGCCAGCCACACGCAGTTGGTGTCGTTTCTCAAGGAATACAAGGCGTTTG